AAAACAGATGAACTAATGAAACAAGGTCATCTTTCTAAATTAGATATTCAATGTTTGGTTCTTAAACATTCTCCTCAAAAGTTTGAAGTTTATAATGATGAAATCGAATATTTAATATCACATGAACAGAGAAATAAATTTATAACTAATCTAACACTAGACTTAAAAGGTAATACACTTGTCCTTTATAGTAGGGTAGAAGCACATGGTGCAGTACTATATGAAAAGATAAATAATAGCAAACGAATTGACCGTAAAGTATTTTTTGTTCATGGTGGAGTGAATGCTGAAGAAAGAGAATTGATTCGTGAAATTACTGAGAGGGAGAATAATGCAATCATCGTTGCCTCGTATGGAACATTTTCTACTGGCATCAATATTAAAAATCTCCATAACGTTATTTTTGCCAGCCCGTCCAAATCGAGGATCCGTAATCTCCAAAGTATTGGACGAGTACTTAGAAAAGGTAACAACAAAGTAAAAGCAACTTTATATGATATATCAGATGATTGTACTTACAACTCTAAAAAAAATTACACGTTAAATCACTTTATAGAAAGAATTAAAATTTACAATGAAGAAAATTTTAACTATGAAATAATTACTGTTCAACTTAAGAAAGATGGGAATTGAAGACGACTTCTATGCAACAATAAAATTAAATTCTGGGGAAGAAGTGTTCGCAAAAGTTGCGGCCTCGGAAGAAGAAGATAGAACTATGCTAATTCTTCATACTCCTGTTATTGTTAGTGAAATAAAAAGTAAAAATGGACTTGTAGGATATAAAGTAGAACCTTGGTTAAAAACAACTAGAGATGATATGTTCCTTATTGATATGAATAATGTTATAACTTTATCTGAATCATCTGATATGGAAATGATTGTAATGTATCAACACTTTCTTAGAGATTGTCAAAGAACTAATAGCAATCAACCAAAACTTAATAGAAGAATGGGATATATTTCTAATGTAAATGATGCTAAAGAAAATTTAGAAAAAATATTTAAATTAGATAGTCCTGAAAATACATCTAGCTAAGACCAACCCTTGAACCTCCACAAAGGTATTCTACATATGTTTTGATACCTTGTCAACTTTAACTGGAAGTGTTATAATATCTACATAATAGTGATAAAGACTCATGGCAATACGACCTATGGCGAAACGTAAGAGATCTGAACACTATGTAAATAACAAAGAGTTTCTTGCTGCACTTATTACATATCGTGAGAATGTAGAAATAGCACGACTGCAAGATAAACCTAAACCAGTTATACCAAGGTACATAGGTGAGTGTTTTTTAAAGATTGCTAATCATTTATCATTCAAACCAAACTTTGTTAATTACATGTTCAAGGAGGACATGATCTCTGATGGAATCGAAAATTGCGTTCAATACATACATAATTTTAATCCTGAAAAATCCCGTAATCCTTTTGCTTACTTTACGCAGATTATACATTATGCATTTCTCCGCAGGATACAAAGGGAGAAACGTCAGTTAGAAATTAAGAATAAGATTATTGAGAAGTCTGGTTATCAAGAAGTATTTGATGATAATAATCAGATTGACGGATCTAATTTTTCAGAGTATAATTCAATCAAAGATGCGGTGCATTCTAAATTGCGTAATTAATGAAAGTTGCCATCATAACTGATCAGCACTTCGGAGCAAGAAAGAATTCAAAACTTTTTCATGATTATTTCCTGAAGTTTTATAATAACGTGTTTTTTCCTTTCCTAGAGAAGGAGGGAATTACTACGGTTATTGATATGGGAGATACATTTGATAATCGTACAGGGATTAATTTTTCTGCATTGACATGGGCAAAGGATAATTATTTTGATCGTTTAAGAGATATGGGCATTACTGTCCATACTATTGTGGGTAATCATACAGCATATTATAAAAACACAAATGAGATCAATGCAGTAGATCTTTTATTGAGAGAATATGATAATGTAAAAATATATTCAGAAACAACTTCTATAGAAGTAGGTGGTTGTAATATCCTTCTTGTTCCTTGGATTAATAAGGAGAATGAAGAGATGACTGTTGCTATGATTAATAAGTCAAGAGCACCTATGTGTATGGGACATTTAGAGTTGAATGGATTTAGAGCTACACCAGGTCACATGATGGAACATGGAATGAAATGGGATATATTTAAGAAGTTTAAAAAGACATTCTCTGGTCACTATCATTGTCGTTCAAATGAAGAGAATGTTTATTATCTTGGTAATCCATATGAGATGTTCTGGAATGATGTAAATGATGTTAATCGTGGATTTCATTTATTTGATACAGAGACACTAGAACATACTCCCATCAACAATCCATACAGATTGCATCATTTGGTTTATTATAATGATACTGATTATCAATTATTTGATGCACGAGAATTAGAAAATAAAATTGTAAAGGTTATTGTTAAACAGAAATCAAATATTACTCAGTTTGAAAAGTTTATTGATAAACTATATGCAACTAATGTTGCAGAATTAAAAATTGTAGAAAACTTCCAGATACAAGAAGCAGCAGATTTTGAAGCATTTGAGTCTGAGGATACTATTTCAGTTCTTAATAGGTATATTGAAGAAGCAGAAATTAAACTGGATAAATCTAAAGTTCAAAAGATGGTTCAAAATATCTATCAGGAAGCATGTGAGTTAATATAGTGTATATTTTAACAGTGCATGGGAAAGAAACTGAGGGTGCATACTCAGTGCAAGATGACACAGGGGAACACATCCTTTATTTGTTTGAAGAGGAAGATGATGCTATGAGGTATGCTATGATGCTTGAAGATAGTGGAAGTCCGAGGATGCATGTTATTGAAGTGGAGGATGAGGTTATGATCAAGACCTGTGAGGTTCATGATTATAACTACGCAGTCATCACACCCGATGACATTGTAGTTCCTCCTACTACTAAACATGATTACATTTGAAAAAATACGCTGGAAGAACTTTTTATCTACTGGCAACCAATTTACTGAAATTAACTTAGCACTTGATAGTGAAGCTAAGTATTCTAAAAATTCCACTACATTAATAGTAGGAACAAATGGTGCTGGAAAGAGTACTGTATTGGATGCTCTTACCTTTAGTTTGTTTAATAAACCATTTCGTAAGATTAGTAAGGGACAGTTAGTTAATACTGTAAATGAAAAAGATTGTGTGGTAGAAGTTGAGTTCTCTATAGGATCAACTGAATGGAAAGTAATAAGATCAATTAAACCAAGTAAGTTTGAGATATGGAGAGATGGTAGTTTGATGGATCAAGCTGCTTCTGCTAATGATCAACAGAAGTGGTTAGAACAGAATGTTCTTAAGATGAACTATAAGTCTTTTACTCAGATTGTAATTCTTGGTTCAAGTGCTTTTGTTCCTTTTATGCAATTGACTGCATCTAATAGAAGAGAAGTTATTGAGGATCTCTTGGATATAAAGATTTTCTCTTCCATGAATAATATTATTAAAGATAAGATAAGAGAACTTAGAGAGCAGATAAAAACATTAGAACTTAAGAAAGAATCTCTTAATGATAAAGTGGATATGCAAGAGAATTTTATTGAAGAGATAGAACAGCAGGGTAAGACTAGAATAGATGATAACAAACTAAAGATTAGTAATTTATTCTCTGAGTCTGATGAGTATGTAACAGAGAATGAAGCATTTGAAAACGACAGATCTGATCTTACAAAAGATCAAGAAAAGCTAACAGGAGCTACAAAAAAATTACGTGAGTTAGGAAACCTTAAAGGAAAAATATCCCAGAAGGTATCTACCATTACCAAAGAGCATAAGTTTTTCACAGAACATACTGTTTGCCCTACTTGTAGGCAAGACATTCAGGAGGACTTCAGAATAAATAAAATTACCGATGCTCAAACTAAAGCTAAGGAGTTGCAATCTGGTTATAAAGAACTAGAAGAAGCAATTAAAAACGAAGAAGAGCGAGAGCATCAATTCACTACCCTATCGAAGGAGATCACAACATTAACGCATGGCATTTCTAAAAACAATACTCGCATTTCTGGATGTCAACGACAGATCAGAGATCTTGAATCGGAAATTCAAAAACTTACCGAACAACTTGCAGATAGAAATACTGAGCATGAGAAGTTAACCACCTTTAAGGACAAACTATCATCTACATACGAAGAATTATCCTCTAGGAAGGACACTATAAGCTATTATGATTTCATGTATAGCTTACTTAGAGACGGTGGAGTCAAGACTAAAATCATCAAGAAGTATCTACCTCTGATAAATCAACAGGTCAACAGATATCTTCAGAAGATGGACTTCTACATCAACTTTACACTTGATGAGGAGTTTAACGAAACCGTCCAGTCTCCTATCCATGAGGATTTTTCTTATGCTTCTTTTTCTGAAGGAGAGAAGATGAGAATTGACCTAGCACTTCTATTCACATGGAGAGAGGTTGCT